CAGGAGTTCAAGGTTGGCACTGAGACCATTTGGAAGACCGTGTGTAACACGGATTTGGGTGTCGGTTCTTGTGGTTCAATCGTTGTCGCTCGCGTTGGGAAGAATTGTTTCATCTATTCGCTACACCAGCAAGGTAATGCCGTGTACGACCTCGCCGTGAGTCAACCGCTACTTGGTTTTGTGGCCATTGGCGGTACTCGCGGAATTGACCGACTGCTCAACACGCGGTTGCGTCTGAATTTGACGCGAAATGGTTTGGGCTTAATCAAGAACAAACCATTCGCGCACGAGGTTTTTCATCCCAAAAGTTTCCCGGCACACTACAAGGAACACTACCCGGAGGTTTTTGAGGCTGTTTCGAAACGCGTCACGTTTTTGGGTTCAATTTCGTACGGGGCGTCGCACGCCCGTTCTCGATTTATCCCAACGTGTCTTAACGGGTTGGTTCCGCCCTCTGTTAAGAGTCCACCGAACATGCGCACTGGGTACGATGATACCGGTGAGTACGTCGATTGGTTTAACACCGGACTCATTGAGTTGGCGGAAGCAGAAGTGCAATTTGACCCCGACACCGTGCGCTTGGCAGGCGACCGAGTGATGCGTGATTACTTGAAAGTCATCGCAGCCGGTGCGTTTAAAGCATTTCCTTTGGGTGAACGTGAGTCCTTGAACGGTATTGACGGTGTCCGTTTTATTGACGCCTTCAAAAGGAACACCGGTCAAGGTTTGCCCGCGCGCGGCCCGAAAACCAACCTCATCTTTGAAGAGAACGGGTGCAAGCGCTACACTAAACAAGCTCGTGATTGCATACAATTCGTTGCCGACGCGTTGGCATCCCACGAAAACCCTGGGATCATTGGCGACTTCACTCTCAAGGACGAGGTTATTAAACCCGGGAAGTCCGTACGCATTTTCACGCAGTATCCTTACGCCTACAACGATATCATGCGCCGCATCTTTTTGCCCGTCATGAAGATTATGCAGGACAACCCCTTTCTTTTCGGAATATCCATCGGGATAAACGCAAACTCGTTCCAGTGGGAAGAATTGCACCGGAAGCATCGGAAAAGGAAATTTCATTTGATGTACGATTTCAGGAAGTTCGACAAGTCGCACGCGGACCACATACTTAGTGAGTTCGCGAGAATTTTCGTGGCTATGGCCACCGCTATTTTTCCCGCCGACTACACCGTGTGCGGACACCCGTGGCAAGTACTTGCGGCCGCCGGTTTGTCCTTGATGATTTTCCCCGTCTTCAACGTGCGCGACACGATTATCATGGTGAAAGGATCCTTGGGTTCCGGCGTCTTTTGCACCGCCGTGGCGAATTCGGTAATTCAACAGATTATTCTTACCATGTTGTGGGAAGCGTTTTGTTTGGAGTACCCGCAGTACTTGGTGGATGGCGAACCAAAATTCAACGTTTACAACGACTCCGACAAGTATGGCGATGATGGAATGTTGTCAACCGAGGCGGAAGAATTCAACCTGGAGTGGATCGCCACCACCGCCGAAAGAAAGTGGGGTTTGATTATTACGGACCCCAA